CCACCAGTAGCAGAAGTAACAGTGTACGGTTGAAACTCCAGCATACCTGAGAGCTTATCTGCTAAACCACCTTCTTCTGAAAACTCAGAAAAAGCACGTTCCCCAACTGCTCCTACGTCTTCGTACCCTTTGTTAGCAAGGGCTAATCCCGCAGTCCCTAAGCCTAAAGCAGCAGCAGTATTAGCCGCATCTCCTGAGTCGCCAAGTGACTCTAAAAAATCTGTAAGACTAAAAGGCATTAGTAAGTTCCTCCATTAATCGTCCCAGTCGCCAGTGTCCCAGTAAAGGTTAGCGCGGGAATTGTGACAGTCCCTGTGAACGTGGGTCCAGCCGTGTTTGCTTTTGTGGCTATTGCCGTTGCGATGTTGTCGAACTCAGTTTCAAACTCAGTCCCCCTAACAATTTTATTAACGTCGCCAGCAGACAAAGTATCTTTGGCGGCAAAGTCAGTCAGTTTAGTATAATTACTCATATTGTTTTACCTACCAGTGCAAGTACGTTTATTTCCTGTAAAGAGAGTTCTTCTCCGTTAATGTCGGCTTCCATACCAATACTCAAAGTTCCGCCGCTTCCGTTAGTGTTAATGGCTTCTTTGGAAGTCAAAACACCGTCTGAAAACTGACCTACGGTGTATTCGTCTATGCCAAACTCAGCCTTTGCTTCGTCTTTTAAAGTAAGAAACTCTACGTTGTAAGAAGAGCCAAAGTCGTAGTCCCACTTCAGAAAAATGTTTAAACCACTACCTCCTACTATCGTCGGTCTGAGCTTCTTGAGGAACTTAAGTTTAGAAGGGTCTCCAAAAGACAGCTCTGGGCTAAAGTACTTGAAGCCGTAGGAGCCACCGTTGTCCTGAAAACCTGAGTACTGCCCTATACCTAATGAACTACCAATGAGCAAAGTCCCTTCACTCTTTCGTTCGTAGCACGTAAAGCTAGTTCCGGGCCAGCGTGTCACTCTGTACGACCCATTCTCTAGTGTCCCTCTTACGTCAAAACAATAGGTAATGTTCTGGTTTACGAAAGTAAGCAAGTAGAAGTTTTCCTCTGGGTGATACACAGACTTGTAGACTTCGTTAGCTTCCCTGAGTACCTGAATAATGTCCGTAGTAATTGTACCGGATAAACTGCTTAGTGGCATGGACTTTTCTTGAATTGTTCTCCCGAAGCTCTTTAGGCCTGTGTGGGACAAGAATATCACGTCTACACCAGTGTGTTGTATAGTGTCTCTGCCTACGCAGCCTACACCTACTACTGTGTCTGACAAAGCCATAGTAGCAGGAGAGTCAGCACCCTCGTAAACTACGATACTACGCTGACCAAAAATAATCAATTTATTATTATGGGCAGATAGTGCTACAACTTCGTCGTGACCGTCAGGCCATACTTTAGACAAGTTAATGGAACCAGAGGTCCCACCTAGCCAGTCATGGCCAATCAAAAGATCAGACCAATAAACAGTTGATTTATCCGTAGCAAAGTCAGCAGTCCAGAGTCTACCGTAAGCTGCTAGGACTTCATTCCCGTACATACTAGAGGTGACACCGGCTGCACCTGTGACTGTGCTTAGTTGCAACACGTCCCCGTTAGTACCTCCGGGGTCAAGAGTTGCAATGTTGTTGTAAATAAGAGGCTCGTAGCCACGCTGGAAAAAGTAGATGCTGTCGTTAAAGTTGACCATCTTCCAGTCATCAGCAGTAATTGTGTAGCTGCCGGGAGTCTCATCGACTAACGTGGTTGTACCACTGAAAATCTTGTTGTTACCTACTGAGAAAATCTCGGTGTTACCTGCGTCGTCCCTGAACTCCTTGATAGAACTTAAGAAGTCACTACCTAGCTGCGTCTTATCAGTTGTGATGACCAAGTGACCCTTACGTGCTGCAATACGCCCTCTCTTGTCGATAACAGCGTTGTCTGCTGTTTCAGCAAAGGAAGGGTCCTGAGCTAACGGTGCGTCCTCAGTGTTGATGCCTTGGAACGCGGGTGCTACAAGATTAATACTTTTGAGTTCTTGTGCCATATAAGTACCTTAAGGCGTGTAGAAGATAGTTTCTTCGGGGTGTCTAGCGGCGTCCATAGCAATAGCATCGGACAAGTACTTGTTAGCCATTGAGAAGTACTCAGCACTGGACGTACCACCTGTTTCCCCACGTTCTCGTGAAGCAAAAGCTACAGCAAGGTGTACTACGGGCATAGAAGGTATCTTAATAGTGTCAGTGTCAGCACTTAAGTCACCATTACGTAACGCACAGTTAAAACGTAAGGAGTAAACTCCGTCTGGCTTAGGGTAAACATCGATTAACGTGTCACCGTCTGTGTCAACACCGTTGTACGTATAGTACATGGGTGCACCAGAGACAGGGTTTCCTAAGAGAAACTGCGAGTCAAACCAGTTGTTAGTCTGGTACTGCATTATTAAGTTTGACGTATCGTTTAACACGTTTAGTTCTTTGATGTTATTCTGGCTACCAGTTAAAGAGTAGTTGAATACGTCAGCCGTAGTAGTGATTGTAAGGGTAGTCCTAAGTGCAGACCAGTCCCACGAGGTTTCTACGAGGTCCTTAGCGTCATTAATAAGGTCTCCGATTAGTTTGCTGTAGGAATTAGACTGAACAGAAGAAACCTCTGTTTCTCGTAGTCTCCTAAGCACATTATTAACTAAATCTAAATAAGTCATTAGATCATTCCTTTAAACAAACTTTCATTAATGATTCGATTAAGTTGAGCAGTGTAGTCTTTTGGTTGGTACTGAACTCCTACAAACGGTGGTAACCCATAACTAAGTCCTCCCATGTATCCTCCAGATCCTAGGCCACCGCCACCACCGCCTCCACCACCACTACTTGAGGTTCCAACAAGAGGGTCTTCAACGATAGGATCATCTGTTCCAACTAAAGGATCTTCAGGGCCTTCTTCGACTATTACAGGGCCACCGACTATAGGATCTTCAGGGACTCCTTCAGTTATTACAGGGCCTCCGACTACAGGATCTTCAGTAGTTACTACAGGATCTTGAGTAGTTACTACAGGATCTTGAGTAGTTGCTACAGGTTCTTCAAGAAAAAGTTCTTCGCCTACTTCAGCAGGGTCTAATGTTGTTCCTACGCCCCCTCCTCTGTTCCAGACGTCATCTTCTTTTATAGGATCTTCAACAGGCTCATTTACTGTGGTTGTACCCGGAAGAACTGAAACACCTCCGTCACCAACAACAACGTCTGATCTGTCTATTCCAACAACATTTCCTTCTTTATCGGTAATTACGCGACCCTCAACTCTGCCTTTCTTAGTAGGAGGAGGAGTTTCTTCGTCTTCTTCTTCACCAACTATAGGCAAGTCTTTAGGAGGAGGAACTTCTTCTACGTCTGTTGTAGTTTCTGGAGTCGTTTCTCCTGCTTCTGTTGAAGTTTCTGGAGGTGGTTCATCTTCTTCTTCCCACTCTCCTGAGTCTGGATTGAAAAACCACTTTCCTACTAATATTTCTCCTGCCGTGGAGCCTGTAACAGAGCCGTCTGGGTTTAGAGTAAGGTCTTCAAGAAGAACGTCTTTTAGATCTCCAAGATCAAGTGTAAGGTTCTTATCTTCGTCTAAGAAAATCTCACCTATTTCACCAAGAGGCCCAAGGATTTGTCCTTTAGCGTTTACCCAAGCTTTTCCAAGTTCTTCACTACTTACAAAATTACCGTCTTCGTCGAAAAGAGGTATTCTTATTGGTGCGCCGTTTACGTCAAAATTAACAGGAATTTTAAGGTCTATCCATGTCCCTTCATTTGGGTTAGTAGTAATGACTATAGGAAAAGGGAGATTTTCAGGACCCATTTGAGCCTGTAGTGTCTTATCTACCCACTCTATCCACTCGTCTACTGACGTAGGCATCCCGTCAGGGCCAAAAATAACTTTTCCAACAGCACCGGGAATTTTCTTTAAAGCTTTTTCAATCTCATCCCAGATGTCTGTTTGTTGTTCTTCCGTTAGCTCTGTTACGTCTACTGGTTCATTCTCAGGAAGCGTGTATGTACTTTCCGCAGTAGCGTCTACCTCAGTTAATTCTGTGCCTCCTATGTCGTCTACTTCTACTTTATCGTCTGTAGGGGTTGGAGTAGGTAGGGGAGCAGTAGTAAAGTCTTCGTCACCTATGGTTTCTTCAACGGTTGCAGTTCCCATTAGGTCTGGGTCTGCTTCTAAGGAGCCTTCTTCTTCTAATGCGTTAGGGGTATTACCCGCTTGGTAGTCATCATAAAGCCTGTCTATTTCTTCATCTGAAAGAGTTTTATTGGGGTTTAG